CAAACTTATCTAGAGAACGTTTATATAGATTCAATAGTACCATTAGCAAGAAGATTAGAAACCAGAAGACATAGTTGTAACTTTATGACACATGAAGGGAAAACTCATATGAAGAATGAATTCTTGAGCAAGATCTTGCCGAGAGTTCTTGGAGGAACAAGTGATATGCCATTGAGATTGTATGCAATGAATAAGATAATGGTACTGGGCAAGATTGACAAAGTGACATCAAAAAAACAAAAATTCAAACTTAGCAACATTCCAAATGATGACACAGAAGACATAGTTGATGCTATAATCAAATCCAACCTGATAGAGGGAGCAAAAGCGCAATATTACACAGAACGGGGCCCAGACAACATGTCAGCTGATCCAACAAGCTACTTTATAAGATGTTTGAATACCAGAATTCTGAGATACAATCCATCATCATCACACACCTCTGACTTGTTTCATGATGACTCTAGACAATCATCATCAGTTGATATTACAAGCATCATAAGTTACATTAACAACAACTGGGCTCATCATGATCCTTCCGAGAGGAAATTGTTGATAATGAGTCTTTTGAATTTTCAATCCAAGACCAAGCATAAATTGGTCGTGAACATGGAGCTTTTATCAAAGTTGAAAAGGGAAGTTCAATACACAATAGCAGGAGGCCGACTTGATATCTACTATAGGCCAGAGCTCAACAGAGACGACAACGTGGAGTGGTCTGACTTGATAATTAGAAATGGGGACAAATACAAACACATTGTCTCAGTATTCGGAGATACCATGAGATCAGGAGATACCAAGAGCGATGAGTATGAATATCATACTGAAAGAACAGGTGTGGTGCGGATTGTGAACTCTCGGGGAATAACTTTTCTAAAATCCATAAATCCAGATGATAGAACAAAAGGTCCAATTCTACAACCCCTTTACAGTGGAGAGATTCTAGAGTCAAAATTTGTCACCTTGGAATGCAGTGACACAGAGGTACTCATATCAAATACAGACAAAATTAGATTGCAAGATATGAGCTCAGAGTACTCTACAAAAACAGAGTTTAGAATGATGAAACCTTACAATGATCAAATAGAGTCTGAGACTATCGAAAAATCAGAATATAAAGATGTCCTTTTGAAAGATGCATTTTTTGAGACTGTAGAAGGCATGACAGATCATGACATACCAGAAGAATTATTCAATGACATAGATGTGTTTGCTGATGAACTAAAAGAGCCAGGAAAAGATCCAGGAACTGAAGGTTCAGAATCTGAGGATGAATGGGCTGATCAATATGAAGAGCCAGATGAATATTTCCCAGACATGCATTCAATTACTAGCTCTTACACAAGCAACTCTGTTAAGAGAGTGTACACTAGCTTAGCAGGTCAAACACTGGTGAAAATATTACTCCCAAAATCACTTAAGGATAGGTATGTGACCGATTCTAAAGCTGGTTTCACATCTGTTTCCCAATTGTTGAACGATATATCGAGTTTGGATGATGAGTTTGATAAATTTTGGTCTTTAACCACTATTGTTCAGATGATCACAGAGAGAAATTTTGGTCAATATTAATTTTGCA